GAATAGCCCAGACTTTGCGATACAGTCCGCCATGCGTTCCATATCCGCATAAGTAATTGTTGCTACCGGTTGTTGCTTATAAACCGTCATTTCTCCCATCACCAAGCCCTCCGCGTCAATTCATGTGCTGGCGGAACCGCGCCGCGCTCTTCCATCACGTCCACTACTAATTCCGCCAGCGCCCGAAGCGTCAGCATGTCGAGCTTGATGCCTTGCGGGCTGTCGTCTCGATACTCCCGCGTTGGCTTGCGCCGTTGGGCGCGGATGCGTACAATCTGTTCGTTCATAGCGTTAAATCCTCGATTAGAGCCGCTCCCGCTGGTATCGGGTAGCGGCTTTTTTTTATTCATCGAATGACCTGCTGACATCGGAAGTCACGATGTCGCGCAAGACCGGCGCGATCAGATTTGCGATGACTTGCGCCGCACGGTCGCGCTTGCGCTTTTCATCATCGGTCTGTGCGTCTCGCAACTGCCATATTTCGAACAGATACTTCTTGACGGTGCCGTAAGCGGTCTGCGACTCGGCGAGCGTTGACATGACGTTTTCAATCAGTGCTTGCTCGTCTTTTCCGTGCCCGCTAGCAAGCATCAAATCGTCGATGCGATCTTTCACTGAATATTTAATTTCCACCTCGCGAGCCACCTCGCGATCAAATGCCAGTCTTGAGTCGTGCTCGTATTCCCAATCGTGGAGTGATGGTTCGCCCATGTTCTTCTCTCCTGAAAAAGCCCCGCCGGGGGAGTCGAGTCCATCGCCGGCAGGGAAGACCACCAGTTGATTATTCCGAGAATTTCTTGAAGCGCAGAGAATTAGCGCAGTATTCCGTATAATCTCCGTCTTCATCGACAAATCCAATGACCGTATCTTTCCAGTCATTGAAATGGTTCGATCCCGGTTCATCAGACCCGCGCACCGGCTCTTGGAATCGGACGCAGATTCCGAAATCTTTGCAATCCTTTGGATTTCTGGAATTGATCAGCATCGGGTCTTTCCAGGTAACAAGATCGCCGATTTCGAAATCGCGCGGCGTGTTCATCAGTTCTACTGCTGCGCGTAGAGAATCGCTTTTGATGCTCATGAAGTATTCCTCATCTTGGTTGTAAAGCACGTATCCCGATCTAGACATTACGGCCAATCTTGGCTGGCCGTTTCCTGTATCTAGGTGGCAATAGTTCAACACAGTTGAACCTCGTTTACAAGCCCCTTGCAAAAAAAGTTTCACTATGTTGAACTGTACGCCATGAGCATTTGGGACGAAAGACAAATCGACGTAGCAAAAAAACTAGGGCGTCCTAAGTCTGTGATTTGCCGCTGGTTTAAGCTGCGTCGCGTACCAGTAAATGTGCTTGACGAAGTAGAGAGAATCTACGGCGACAGGCGCGAGGATTTACGCCCGGATATGCCCTGGCGGAAAGAATGAATAACAAACGCGGCGTAGATCAGCAGTAGATCGTCGGGTTCATACCCCGGAGGGCGCTGGCGCGATTCCAGCCGCCGCTACCAATTCCACAGCATGAGCGATCCTCATGGAATGCGCGGGTGCAACTCACAACGTGCTCGTAGCCCAATCAGGATAAGGCAGGGGTCTTCTATACCTCAGATTGCAGGTTCGAATCCTGCCGAGCGCGCCATAAATTAACAAACATAATGGTACAGCGATGGATTATGAGAATTTCCTTGAAAGGAAACGGCACAGTAACAAAGGATTTGGATTCGATCCGCTATGGCTTTCCGACACGCTCTATGATTTTCAAAAACACCTCGTTGAGCTAGCGTGTAGGAAAGGGCGGTTCGCTATTTTTGCTGACTGCGGCCTTGGGAAAACAGGAATTAGCTTTACATGGTCTGAGAATATAGCGCGTAAAACAGGCGGAAGGGTGTTGGTTCTTGCGCCGCTGGCGGTGGCGTTCCAATCGATCAAGGAGGCTAATAAGTTTGGTATTGATGCTGTTTATAGAAGACAAGGAATTGAACAAGGCGATAGAATCGTTATAACGAATTACGAAATGCTGGATAGATTTAATCCTTCAGACTTTGCTGGTATCGTTTGCGATGAGTCCAGCATTTTAAAGAATTTTGATGGAAAGATGAGGAGCGCCATCACCATTTTCATGAGGAAAATAGAGCATCGGCTACTTTGCACAGCCACCGCCGCACCGAATGATTATATTGAGCTTGGCACCAGTTCTGAAGCTCTCGGGTATCTTGGATCACAAGATATGATCAATAAGTTTTTCAAGAAACAAGAAAAAACAACGAGCGCTAGGCATGAGCACATGTCTGGCATCTATCAGTTGAGGCCACATGCTCATAAGGATTTCTGGCGCTGGGTATGTTCGTGGTCAGTGTCAGTTAGAAAGCCATCAGACATTGGGTTCTCTGATCATCTTTTTTCGCTTCCTCCTCTCTATGTAAATAGCCACGTTGTTGATAGTAAAAATCTCATTGAAGGATTTTTATTTGATATTCCTGCTGTTGGACTGGCAGAACAACGGAAAGACCTTGCAAGAACCATCAATGAAAGATGCGAAATGTCCGCGTCATTGGTCGATAGTAATCATGGCCAATCTATCGTCTGGTGCAACCTCAACAAAGAGGCGGAATTATTGAAAAGGATCATTCATGATGCTGTTGAGGTAAACGGAAACGATAGTGTAGATTTTAAAGAGGAATCATTTAGAAGGTTTGTTGATGGTGATGTTAAGGTATTGATCACAAAGCCAACTATTGGAGGATTCGGATTAAATCTACAGAATTGCGCGCATCAAACTTTTTTCCCGTCTCATTCATTCGAGCAGTTCTATCAATGCACAAGGCGCTCGTGGCGTTTTGGGCAAAAAAATCCTGTCACCATTGACATGATTACCACAAAAGGACAAGAAAATGTATTGAAGAATCTTGAGGAAAAATCGAGAAAATCAATGGCGATGTTTGATAGCATGGTCAATGAAATCAATAATTCGTTAATCGTAAAAAACGAATTCAGCACAACACGTACCGAGGTCCCGTCATGGCTATAATCAATCAGAAATTGACCGAAACCTATGCGATGTACAATGGCGACTGTATTGAGGCCATGCGTGATTTAAAGTCTGGATGCGTTGATCTGTCGATCTATTCTCCGCCGTTCTGTGGCCTGTATAACTATAGCAGCAATGAAAGAGACTTATCGAACTGCGACAGCTATATGGATTTTTTTGAACACTATGAATTCGTCATCTCTGAAATATCCAGATTGACTAAGCCTGGACGAATTACCGCCGTGCATGTGATGGACGTTCCAGGGAAAGGAAACGGATCAACGGCGGTGATGGGAAGCGGCGCGAATACAGGAACCGGATTGATTGATTTCCCTGGCGATGTCATCAGGGCGCACGAAAAATATGGATTTGTATTCGCTGGTCGTCGGGCGATATGGAAGGAGCCACTAGGAGTTCGTAATCGGACCATGGCTAAAGGACTGGCGCACAAGCAAATCGTTGACGATTCTACCCTATGTGATGTTGCGAGTGCTGATTATCTGTTGATGTTCAGAAAGATCGGAGAAAACAAAATTCCTGTTTCTCATCCAAACGGACTCACCTCGTATGCTGGCGAGCGACAAATCCCTGCTGAACTCATTAGGTATTGTGGGTATAATGGGAAACAGACAGAAAATCGTTTTTCACACTGGATATGGCGTCAATATGCCAGTAGCGTTTGGGATGACATCAGGATTGACAGAGTGCTACCGTACAAAGAAAGCAAAGACCCTGAAGACGAACGGCACGTACACCCATTACAGCTAGATGTTATAGAACGTGCTTGTATTTTGTGGAGCAATCCTAGCGAGGTTGTTTTGTCGCCTTTCGCTGGCGTCGGATCTGAAGTTTATGGAGCGGTATTAAATGGAAGGAAAGGAATAGGCATTGAGCTAAAGACTAGCTATTATAATCAGGCTATAAAAAACCTTGATTCGTGCATTATGGAACAAGATACCTTTTCTTTGGTTTAATGCCATTATCCACCACCTTCGCTGCCCCTCTTGCTTCCACGCCCTTGACCTATCCCACGAAGCCGAGCAGCCCGGCCGGCTGTTGACGTGCTATGCTTGCGGATGGAGTGTAAATATGTTTGGAAAAATCGATATGCTACAAATTCCTCAGTCAGAAATTTACCAGCTATTATGGCGGTCGCTTGGTAGAAAAATGGAGGATAGCATTCAGATACTTGCTGAGCATCGCGCATTTCAAGACATCAGCGAATTCAGAGAAGAATTACAGCAAGTCCCATTTCTGCTTTCAAGAATGGAAGTCCATGACTTGGCGCTACTAATGGACTTCACCGGAAACATTGACGCGCCACTTCATTAATCACAACCGAGAACCGCTACGATGAGAATGCAAGACTTACACAATCCCGCCCGCCTTCAGAATGAACTCTGAAGGAGCGCATTGACATGCCAGCCCGCCCCATGAATCCACGCCAACCGCCGCCGATTCCGACTACCGGCGATGTGTTTTGCACGACATGCCGAATGTATCGGCCTAACACTTTCATCGCCGAAGCGCGGTGGTCTGGGCCTCGACATAACCAAGCCATGTATCTCTGCAAGGGATGCGAGGACCGACTAAATCGGCACAAAGCCAAGGTGGCGCTGAATGGCAGCTAAAAGACCACCGTCAAGAAGAGCACGGGCGATGATAGCCAAAGAAAAGCGCTTGGATTTCTACCAAGAAATACTTCAACTGCTGATAAAATTTCCTTATCAAGGATCTCGATTTTATGCGGAAAAGTTGGGGATTCCTGCAAATATCGTTGCAGCCAGATTTCGTATGCTGGCTGCTGATCACTTGCTCGTGGGCGATATAAGAAAATACGAGAACTGCCGGTCTCTATTCTGTTTTTGGAGGCTGCCATGCCATGAGCCTATGCGCCAGCTTGGGAAAACAGAATATGCAGATAGGAAAGAAAAGAACAGGGAAATAAAAAATAGAAACAGGATTTCAGAACGGAAACTGAGAATAGAAAAAAGAATTGAGTCGATTGCTGCAAGGCGAAAAATTACCAAAAAAAGAAAGGCTGAAATTATCGAGAGAAAATATCAAAGAGAGATATATTTGCGGCTCACTAGACTCGTTAAGGAGTTTCCAAATAAAACCACTAAATTCTATTCTGAGCAAATGAGCGACACGGGATGCAGGATAGCGCCGATGTTGAGAGCACTCAAGGATAGGGGCGTTATTGATAGAAATCTTGTCGATAATCCAACCAAACATTTTAAATGCGTATCCGAATGGTTTATTGCTGGCGAAAATAATCAAATTCCATCCCAATCGAAAGAAAGAATAACAAACCAGGAGTCAGATGAAGATAAGGCGTATCGTAAATATTGGAGCCTGCCAAAATCGGAACGGATGCGGCTTGACGCTGAACGAATGGCGAAACAAAATAGCAAAGAGATACCAAGCTATGCCGATTATTTTAGAGTGAACGGAGGATAAGATGGCCGGCCCCATATTTGTTGTTGAGTTAGAGCCTGGATTGTGGATGAATGCCGGGAACTATTCAACAGACAGTTTTGAAAAAGCTCAGCACTTCCCGTCTGAAATTCAGGCTCAATCAAGATTAGACTATTACCGACGCTATTATCCTTGGCGTAACGCTAAGATCGTGCGGATTGACGAATGAACTACTCACTACGCCCATACCAACTCAACAAAGTCGCTGAAGCGCGGGCAATGATGGGGAGCGGTAAAAAATCCATTTGCTTGGTGTCGCCTACCGGAAGCGGAAAATGCCTAGGGCAAGGTACGCCAGTATTGATGTACGACGGACAGATAAAGACCGTTGAGGATATTGTTGCTGGAGATCGGCTAATGGGTCCAGATAGCGGACCTAGAAACGTTCTTAGTGTTTGCTCAGGGAGTGAAATGCTCTATAGAGTGACCCCAGTAAAAGGCGATCCTTATGTAGTAAACGCTAGTCATATTCTGAGCTTGAAGCGTACTCATGAGCCAAACGTAAAGAAAACAGGGAAACGTGACAGGGGAGGAGAGATAGTCAATCTATCTGTTACTGAGTATCTTGGGAAGAGCGCTACATTTAAGCATTTGCATAAAGGATGGCGCACGGGAGTTGATTTTAAAAATCAAGAATTATTCTTGATAGACCCCTATTTTTTGGGATTATGGTTAGGAGACGGAACGCAAAGAACTTCAGCTATCACAACTGGAGATCATGAAATTATTGACTGGGTTATAGAATACTCAAAATACTTGCGGATTAAATACCGTATCGAGAATAACTCAGAAAACTCAGTCAATATCCACATAACAACAGGAATAAGAGGAGCCAATAATGGCGGAAATCCAATAGTCAATGCGCTGGATCGATATGGATTACGCCAGATAAAACATGTTCCTCATGCGTACAAAACCGCATCTAGGTATGATCGTCTAAAACTATTAGCGGGCTTCATTGATGCTGATGGCAGTCTGCAAGCAGGCGGATATGATGTCGTTGGAATTAATGAAAGGCTTATTGATGATATTATCTTTGTTGCAAGATCGTTAGGGTTTGCGGCCTATAAATCTCCGTGCAAAAAGACTTGCGGGAACAATGGGAAAACTGGAAATTATTTTCGTTGTAACATAAACGGAAATACCGATGAGATTCCTTGCTTAATCGAAAGAAAGAAAGCAGCACCGCGCCGTCAGAAAAAAAGCGTGCTGGTAACAGGGATAACAGTAGAGCCTATCGGAGTAGGAAGATACTACGGATTTGAAATTGACGGCGACCGCCTTTTTATGCTTGGAGATTTCACCGTTACACATAACACCGTTATCGCCGCTCACATTATATTGAGCGCTTTATCAAAAGGACGGCGCGTCTTATTTTTAGCACATCGCCGAGAATTGATTAATCAATGCGCCGATAAACTGAACGCACTAGGCGTATTGGATTACAACGTCATTTTACCAAGGCATCCGCAGTCCAATAATCCGACATCGCAAATGCATATTGCGAGTATTCAAACGCTGATTCGACGCGAATATCCTAAGGCGGACTTGATTATCGTCGACGAGGCTCATCATGCGGCGGCGAGGCAATATAAATCGTTGCTCTCTAGCTATCCTGATGCCTATGTATTGGGATTGACCGCGACGCCAGAAAGGCTTGATTGGAAAGGGCTTGATGATATTTTCCAAGACCTGTTGGAGGTGGCCACAGTTCCGCAACTCATTGAACAAGGGTTTCTTGTCAAGCCCACTTGCCTATCTCCGTCCAGAGAAATGGCTGAGAAAATCAAGGAATCGCTTTCTGGTCTAAAAATTCGCGGCGGCGATTATGACGAAGGCGAACTTGGCGATGCGATGGATAATAAGGTCTTGATTGGCGACATTATCGAGCATTGGAAAGAATGGGCATTCGGACAAAAAACCATCGTATTTGCGGCGTCTATTCTGCATAGTCAGCATATTGTCGAACAATTCACTAATGCAGGAATAACAGCCGCTCATATTGACGGTAAAATGAGCATGTCAGAACGCGAACGTATTTTAAGCGCGTGGCGTACTCCTGAATTAGACGTGGTATCCAATTGCCAGATTTTGTGCCTCGATGAGAAAACGGAAATTTTGACGGACTCAGGATGGTATGGCATTGACGACATTAATGCTCAATCGCGCGTGGCGAATTGGGATAACGGATCAATCTTTTTTGAGGAACCGCTTGATATTTTCAAGCGAGATCGTGGCGTTGATGAGCGGATGTTTAGTATTCATCACCATAGCGCTAGGGTTACTGAGGGTCATAATATTCTGGCTGCATCTGGGCGCAAGCAGGATGTTTGGAAAAAAAGACCCGTTGAGTCCCTAGCTGGAAAATCGTATGCCATGCCTGTTTCTGGATTGGCTCCGCCAAAACCCATTGATCTGCCTGAACAGTCTTTTCCAAAATCTAATCGTGGTCGATTAGTTGCTGCGCTTTCTTATCATTTACGGAAAACGCACGGGATGCCATCTGTAGAGGCAAGAAATGAGGCTATAAATAGGGTTGATACCCGCCATTCAATGCGATACACGCCTGTTGATAAGCTGACAGAAGAGCAATGCCGGCTTATTGGGCTGTTTCATGCAGATGGCACAAAAACGCCCTTACATAAAGGAGGAGTCGAGTTTAGGTTTTCTACAAGCAAGCATCAGCCGTTTATTGTTGAGGCATTCAATAGGGTGTTTGATGGAGTTGATTTCCATCGTATTGGGCGAGAAAAACAAAGTACGATTGATTGGAGTTTTTCTCGGGGGACTGGAGGCGGAAGTCAAAAACGTGCTGGCGTTTTTGAGATTGAGATTTACCTTGAAAAAGGAAATCTTGATTTTTTATGGGGCCTTAATGAGCATCAGTTTGATGCTTTTATTTACGGCTTTTGGTTGGGTGATGGCAATCATGGAAACGATGGAATATACAACCATTCGACAAAAACTATTTGTCTTTTTCAGGAAAATCAAGCTGTTTTAGATATTATTCAAGCAGTGGCCGTCTGTCGAAAATACAAATCCTATTTGTCTTATAAATCAAATGGGAAAAAATTCCGTATTGGAACGCTGTTTTTATCGAAAAAATCTACCCATAGAATTTCCTCTCGTCATTCATGGGTAGAGGAATCATCTTACAAGCCTGAACGAGTTTGGTGTGTAAAAACCAGCAGCGGAAACATTATTACTCGCAGAAACGGGTCAGTCACCGTTATGGGTAACTGCGAAGGATTCGATTACCCTGAATTATCGTGTTGCATTCAGGCTCGCCCTACAAAATCACTTGCCCTACATTTGCAAATGGTCGGTCGAATTATGCGTGTCGCCAACGGCAAGAATGGCGCAATAATTCTAGACCATGCAGGAAATATTGCAGAACACGGCGTTCCTCATGCTGAAAGAATATGGACGCTAGAAGGATCGGCGAAGAAACGCAAACCAGAAAAACCGCACGCTTGTTTTATGCCGGGATGCGGCGCGATGTTCGTGGAAAGCGACGCTGGCGCTATTTTGTGGATTGCCGAAGATCAGTCAGGGATTATTGAGAACTACCGATTCATAGCGCGCAAGTTCGAGAACGTGGACGCCGGCAGTACCGAGACTAAGCTGATCGTTTGCCCGCTATGCCATCACGCAAGCTGCAAATTCTGCGGGGAATTCATCCACGATCAAGTCCATACTGGCAATCTGGTGTGCGAGAACTGCCAAGGGGTCTACGTGCGTTCCAGGCCGATCCAGGAGGGGAAGGCAGGGCGAGAGATACCCGAATGTGCGGACGGCACCTTAGAACTCGTAGACGATACGGGCGAGGCGAACGACAAGATCGTTGTTAAGAATGAGTACCATCGATTGCTGAACGTTGCCGGAAAGAAAGGATTCAACCGGGGCTGGGTTTGGCATAGACTGACAGAAAAATTCAGCGAAGATCAGTTGCGATGTCTACCTAGACATCCCCGAGGATGGTGGAAACAACCCGCATCTGAACAATAATCATGAAAAAGCCGGCTGGCGGGCCGGCTCGTTCACAATACACACAACGCAACACAGGAGGATTGAGTCATGATACCCGATCATTCGAATAAAAAAAAGCATTGTGGTATTGATGATCTACTTTCTAGGCTAGAGAAATGTAGGGCAACCGGCGCTGGGCGCTGGGTATCGCGTTGCCCGGCGCATGCAGATAAAACACCCTCGCTAGCGATCCGCGAATTACCGGACGGCCGTATTCTAATTCACTGCTTCACCGGCTGTTCTGTGGATGCCGTAGTGTCCGCTATCGGACTCGAATTGTTTGACCTTTTTCCCGAAGATTCTCGCGCCATTGGTCATGCGAACCCTGAACATCGGCCGTTTCCTGCCGCTGACGTGTTGAAATCATTGAATCTTGAAGCACTGGTCGTCTCTGCGGCGGCGCGCACGATACTGGACGGCAAGACATTGAATGATGACGATCAGGAACGACTCATGACGGCATTGCGTAGAATTGAACGCGCTGTTGAATTGTCAGGAGTCAACCGCCGTGGCTGATGACGATGGACGGAAACGCGGAGAGTCATTTCTCGACAAGCAGGCAGAGAAAAGGCTAAAGATTATTCAGTCAGAAAGCGACGTTAACCCCTATCGAGGCACCGACGATGCTAATGCTGACCTGCTGCTTGGTCTGCACGGCGACGATATTCTGTATTGCACGGACTGGGAAAAGTGGCTGATTTGGGATGGCACGCACTGGGCCATAGATACCCGTCTCGATATTGAAAGATTGGCCGCTGATGTCCCTAAGTATCTACGTGGAAAGGCATCCGAGAACACGGATAAACGTGCAAAATTACTCGCTAAAATGGCGATCTTGCAGAATGAATTCCCGCTGCCTGACGAATACGGGAAGCTGCAAATTAGACAAAAGGCTTTGCAAGATAAGTCCGCATGGCTTCTAAGCCTATCAGCAAAACTGGAGCTAACAAAAACACGCGGATGTATGTTAAAGGCCGCTCGGCATAAAGTCGTAACGGTTACAACAGAGTTAAACAAATGGAAATTTTTGCTGAACGCAAGCAATGGAACCGTCAATCTATCGAATGGCGAACTACAAGAACACAAGCGCGAAGATAGACTAACGCATCAAGTTGGAATATCGTTCGATCAGTCCGCAACATGCCCAACGTGGCTTGCGTTTCTTGATTCAATTTTTAATTCGGACGCAGAGCTTATTCAATTTGTGCAGCGCGCAATAGGATACTCTCTGACCGGCGACGTTCGTGAACAAATCATGATGATTTGCCATGGATGCGGCAGCAATGGCAAATCAGTTTTTTTGAATATTATACGAAAACTATTAGGTGGATTGGCATGGCAAGCGGCTCCCGATTTGCTGATGTCTGACAATCAGCGCCGACACCCTACTGAACAAGCGGACCTTTACGGTCGCCGCGTCGTGATTTGCCAAGAGACAGCAGAGGGGCGCAGGCTCAATGAGGTACTGGTGAAGCAGTTGACAGGCTCAGACCCGATCACCGCCCGGCGGATGCACGAGAATTTCTGGCAGTTCCTCCCGACCTGGAAAATTTGGCTCTCAACGAACCACAAGCCGGAAATCCGAGGGACCGACCACGCGATATGGAGGCGCGTCCGGCTCATTCCGTTCAACGTGACGTTCCACGACGTAGGGCAAGGAACTCCCATCAAGGATTTGAGGATGGAAGAGAAGCTCACCGCCGAGTTGCCCGGAATTCTCGCGTGGGCGGTCCGTGGGGCGCTTTCTTGGCAAGCGGAAGGGATACCAGCACCTCAGGCCGTGTCGGACGCTACAGGGGCTTACAGGGCCTCCCAGGACACCGTAGCGGGATGGATGGATGAATGCTGCATCGTCAACCGTGGCGCGGAAGCAAAAGCATCAGAGTTGTATGCGAGCTACAAAATGTGGTGTGAGCAATCCGGGGAGCGTCCATATAGCCAGAAAAAACTTGGTATGTACTTGACTGAAAAAGGATTTTGCCGTGAAAAACGTAGGGATCACTACTGGATTGGAATAGGAATTCTTGCTGATTCTGATTGTGACCCATGTGACCTATCAGGCCATTTTTCGGTCAAAATGGCAAAGTTTAAAAATCTCAAAAATGAAGATTCTCCTATAGGAAATAATGCCATTTCAGGTCGCATGGGTCACATAGATCAACAAGACCCTAAAAAAATCGCTGATGACTGGTGCCCAGAATGACCTCGGAAAACGCTAGATTGATCTTCGCAACCTTCTCTAACGAGTTGAAAAATAGTATGAAACAAGCTGCGTTGCGTAACGAATGGGATAGCGAAACATGGGCGCTGCAAGCCGAGTTGGTGGGCGACGCATTGCGGGCCGGAAGGGTCACGCCTGAAAAAATGGCCGATGCGTACCGAACACCGCCGAACCTGGAGATTGAGGCATGACAGAACCGTTTCGCTTGCATCCAGGCACCCTCCAGGAAGGCGATATACAGGGCCAAATCACCGATTATTTGCGCCACGAGCAAGCGAGGGGTAGGGTGGTATGGTTCGAGCGCAGCAACGGCGGCGGGGGCCGCGTAGGGGCGCGCTGGGTGTGGTTCTATCGTCTGTATCTGCGAGGACGTGAGCCTGGCAGCACCGGCAAGGCGGACATCGTGGGGATGCTTCCCGGCGGCCGGTTCTTCGCGCTCGAAGTGAAGCAGCGCGGCAAGAAGGCCACGGCGGATCAACGCGAATACCTAGAGACCGTGGCGTCGGGCGGCGGCATCGCGGCGACGGTGCGGAGTTTTCAAGATGCCAAAATGGCGTTATTTGGAGAATGATGAATGAACCGCTATCATCGATTGCATAAATCAGAAACCGCGATCGGATTCCGTCGTGGAAGCGCTGTCCGATTTAATCCACCACCCGGCGCATACTCTCAGCGGTCCAAGCAAGCACAATGCGCCGGACAGCGTGGCAGCATCATCGGATTAATGGGTGACGGTTATGCGACCATTCGGTTTAATCGCATGGACTGTCTATGTAATTTGTCGTATTGTGAGCAATGAGCAATGAGCAAGCAATCAGAAGCGAAACTCAATCAAGGCTACAACGAAAATCATATTCCAAAGACTTGCCCTAATTGCGCGCGCTATGAAAGCGAATTTGTTGTTCATAAGCACGCTTTCGGAGAATATACGCAAGAAAAAAGCAAGCGCTGCGGAATCGGCGGTTTCGCTGTTAAGAAAACGGCGACTTGCTTAATGTGGGCGTGGAAATGAATCACTCAACCATCGGCGCATCCGGCGATTCCTCTTACCGACACGCTCCAAATCCTCCAATCGACGTATGCCCACACTGCAAGCGGCCGCTCTTGTCGATTGTCGGAAGATACGGATTTTGCAAAGAGCATCACGAAGTAGTTCCAATGCGGAGCGCGGTGAGCAATGACTACGAAGAACCCGATTGGAGCGCGGCATGAAAACAAAAGTTATCGGTATAACAGGCAGAACAAAGCACGGATCAATAGCAGGATGCGGAAAAACAACCGTTGCTCTTGAAATACAGAGGATTACTGGAGCTGTAATTTATGGTCTTGCTGATCCCATCTACGAAATGATAAAAGTAGGACTTGGGATCGATGGTCGTAGCGATGAATGGCAATGCCGAGATAAGAAAAACGCGCCAATAGAGTGGCTATCGACCCATGAAGAATTTGGGATTTGCAAACAACCAAGCCTACGAACATTACTTGAAACTCTTGGAACAGAATGGGGAAGGGATATTGTTTGCAGAGATATATGGACTAGGTTAGCAACTAGGTTTATCCGCCAACAGAAACAAGATCAATTGGTTTTGATCCCAGATATTCGCTTTAATGACGAATCAGAATGGCTTGAATCAATTGGCGGGCTATTAGTACATGTTCTTAGACCAGACTATGAATCGCTGGACGCTACCATATCCCACAAATCTAACCAAGTGCTTCCAATAAAAGAATGTGATTTTGTTATCAACAACACAGGGACAATTAACGATCTGTTGATTGCAGTAAAAAATCTACTATCAAGAATAGAGAGCTAATTTGAACGCCATCATCCTACGCAGTGACCTACGATGCCCCAAGAAATGCGATGGTCGGATCATCGAAAAGCGCGGACATTGAAGCGAGTCATGGAGGACGAGCGACCCCGCCGGTCGAAGAAGGGTCATAGACAATCAGGCCCGGAGCAACCACCAGAAAATTGCGGGTGAAGCGGTCGCTTTCCTTGTTCCGGGTGGCGTTCAGGAGTTGCCAGATAATCAAGGCTTGCAGCACCCACGTTTTGCCTGTGCCGGTCGCCATTTTCATACAGTATTTCGGATAGGCGTTCTTATCGGCCCGGATAATCTGGGCGGCGTGGTGATTACCGAGAACCACATCCGGCGCAATTTCGGCATAGAGGTCTTTCAGGGTTTTGACCCCAAGCACCTCATGCGCATAGAGGGTGTTCAGAATGGCTTGTTTTTGCCCTTCATGGAAATTGAAGGGGCGCATATCCATGTAATCCTGCTGAAACCACCAGCGGAGCAGTTCCGCCGTGGTATCGCTGACAAGGTTCAGGATTTCCGCCGTGCCGTCTTCAAGGCCGGAACACAGGCCGTTGACGCGAGCGGTGAGGTTTTTGGCGAGGGTCAGCTTGTTGATGCTACTCATGGCCTAAACCTCCACAATCGCTTCGGCTTCAAAGCCGAACACATCCACAGCCCGGACGCAGACGCGGCGCTTGCCAGACTTAGCGGGGAGGTCGTCAAGATTGGCCTTGACGGTCACACGGTAGGGTTCATCATCGTTTTCCGTATTGCCCCGGTAATCCTGCCAGACGGAACGGAAGATTTCCCCGTCATAGTCAGGGTCAACGCTCCAATACTCAATCAGCGCCAGCGGGTCTTTGTTGATGACTTTTTGCAGCTTGGCGCGGTTGGCTTCATCCAGATTGAGGGCTTCCGGCGAGAGCAGCACATAGTTTTGCAGGGCGACCGTCAGGCGTTCCTTGCCGCCCGAGAGCGGTTCCCGCTGCACATCCCCCAAAACCAGATATTGCAGTGAGGAAAACCGTATTTCATCCGCCTTGAGCTTGTTGCCCTTTTTCTTGAGGCGATCCAGCAGGTCAGGAGGAATAACCAGCACTTCCAGCCGTTCCCCCTCGTTCAAGCCTTGTATGTCATGACCGATGGAAGGGTCAAAGTTCCAGCCCAGAACAATCACCTTATCCCATCCGCCCATGTGACTGTCCCGCAGTTGCAGGGCTTTTTTCAGCGTGACCAAGTCGGTCATTTTATTGGGACTGTCCACATAGACGAGGGCTTTGGTATGCGGCACACGGCCCAGATTGCGGTTCGGGTTGTCTTCCGGCATCAGCGGCAAAGCCCCGAACAGGCCGAGGACAATTTCCGACAAATCGCCGACGCGGAACTTGCGGCCCATCGTGGAACGCGCCATTTCCACCTGATAATCGCCAACGTGTTGATACAAGAAAGGTTTGGCGTTCTGATCAATCAGCCGCTTGCGGGTAATCATACAGGCAGGCTTGCCGAGGTCAGCAGCGATCCAGCGACGGCCTAGCCGTTCGGCGACGGCAGCAGTTGTGCCGGAGCCGGAGAAGAAGTCGGCAACAATTGATCCTTCATTAGATGATATTTTTACCACTCTATGAAGAAGAGCTTCCGGTTTTTGTGTGCTGTAATTCAGAATTTCAGCGTTCTTACCCTTGAGTAGGGAAATGTCGGTCCAAAGGTTAGTTACCAACTGGCCTTCATACTCATCCAGATAGATTTTTTTATAGACTTGTTTACTCTTGTCTTTTGGATAGTAAACTAGACCTTTCGCATCTAATTCAACCATCTTCTCTCTTGAATATCGCCATCCATTTGGCGGGGTCTTGTAACCATTCCAATCATAAATTAGATTTGGTCTATATGTTGGGCTACTCATAACATTGAGCATGAACCTCCTTCCGTAATCATCGGTTTTTGTAAACATTTGCTCTACATAATCTGGGTCTGGTTCCATATATATGTTATTAAATATGTAGTCATCAGTCTTAGAATAAACTAATAGGCAATCTGTATTAATAGACATCTTTTTCATTTGACTAAGAGCCGATCCGCCTTTTCTTTTCCAAACCACTTCATTTATGAAGTTTTCCCTCCCAAAAATATCGTCAAGAGCCAATTTAACATAGTGACTAATATGCCAGTCTAAATGCACATATATCGAACCTTGTGTTGATAAAAACTCTCGAATTAAAAATATTCTTGGCACTATCATTTTCAGATAACTTGCCGTTCCTTCTGCCCATGTATCAGAATAGGCGAATTGCTCAATTGCTGTTGGTTTTTGTTCGATGTCGCCACCGGGCAGCATGATCTTGGTGCGGTAATCCGCCTTGCTGTCAAAAGGTGGATCAATGTAGATCAGATCGACTTTTCCGCGCATAGAAGGGGTTTCATCATCACCTGCTAAGAGCGCGGCCATTGCGAGGAGGTTATCGCCATAGATCAGGCGGTTCATGCTGACGGGGTTTAAGTCATGTTCGCCTTTCTCCACGCGCCGGAGCATATCCTGCCAGTTGCTATCCTTGGACGGGATCACCAATTCCCGCGTTTGCAGGCCGAGGCGATAGCTGCTTTCCAGCCGCTCCATGATCCGTTCGGCTTCCCGCTTGCCTTCGGCGACGATGGACGGGAGTTGTTCCAGAAGGCTTTTTGCCATTTTTTTCTCCATGACCTTTTGTGCCGCGAGACACGGCGAGATTAACGTAGGCATTTATGAGCGGAAATCAGGGCTATCCATCTTGCGAAGTCGCCAGCATGGTGCGTTCCTTCCGGTTTTTCGACTCGGTTTGCGCGCTCTGGCCCGTGGCCGCGACTCGCTTGAGTTCGGTTTCAACGAGGTTGCTCAAGGTTCTGTTTTGCTGATCGGCAATCGCTTTGAGCCGTGCTTTCAAGTCGGCATCGATTAGAATATTCAGGTTAGTCTTGGCCATATTGCGATCACATAGAAGTTATGTTATGGTCTGCACATGATAGCACAACGCGCCTACAAATATCGCTTCTATCCGAACGCCGCCCAGCGCAAGCAGTTGGCGGTGGAGT